GATGTATTATTGCATATGAAATGAGAAGAAGAGGTTATGATGTTGAAGCTAATAAATATTTAAGCAATAGTGATAGAATATATAATCAAACTTTAGCAATGGAAAAAGCATTTTTAGATTTTGATAGTTCGCTTCATCAAAAAAGATATGATAAACGACCAAATGGTGAAAATTATCCATCACGTAAAGCATTAATTAAAGATATGGAGAAGGATATGCTTGCTGAAGGAGAAGGTGCACGATTTGTATTAGCGTGGGACTGGAAGAATTGTAGTTCCGGTCATACAGTAAATGCTGAAGTAGTAAATGGAGAAATTAAAGTATTTGACTCACAAATAAATAAAACTTATACAATCCAAGATTTAATTGATAGAAAGGCTTTAAAAGCTACGACATTAGAATGTACACGAGTAGATAATAAAACTTTAAGCAACAGATTGGAGGATATAATCAAATGGAAGAAGTAATGGAATTATTTAAACAATACCAACCAATCAGAAGTATTTATGAGAATGATGATGAATATATCTGTGTCTTAGAGACAGGTAAATCAGAACCATTAACTGTATTTTATAATAAATTATTAAAAAAATACGACGAACTATATTGGTATGAATACTCTCCTGCTGATGATATTGAAATGTCAAAATTAATTTATGGTGAAGAATTAAAATTCTAATCTTATCGCACTGTCGGAATGATAGTGCTTTTTTATGCAAATAATTATTTACTTTTTATTATAAATATATTACAATAGACTTGTCAGAAGGAGAATTTAATATATGACAATCCAAGAAAGAATTACAAGTAAGACCACCCAAATTGAAAAACTTCAAAAGAAATTCAATAAATACGCTGCTTTAGTCAGTGCTGAATTTCTCTCACTCATCAATCAATATATGGAAGACGGTAATTACGAACCATTGAGAGAATACCGTAAGAGAGTTTATCCATACGATTGCTTCTTACAAGGCGATGATTATAGTTTATATGATGCTGCTAGTAACCTCCGTGATGCAGTTGCCACTCTCAGAAAATATGAAAATCAACTTGCTGTTGAAGAAGCGAAGCGTAATACTCTCAATCAATTACCAGAAGCTCTCATTGAATTCCGTGATAATTTAATCCAACGCTGGAACAGATACGATGAGTGGAAGCAAGATGAAATCGGTAAAGAATATAAAGCATTCCATTCCGAACGTCATACATACGATGAATGCAAAGCTTTCCGTAGAGAAATGGCTCATAAATGGGGTAGAAATTGGGAAGAATATTATATGACCAAATTGGAAGACCTCTACAAACAAAATGCTAAAGATGCAGAAAACCTTATCTTAAATCTTATCAATCGTGTTACTGAAAGAGTCGGTCAAATTGTGAATGTTGATGATTTACATTTAGACCAAGACAATGCTGGTTACTTAATTATCAATGGTAAAATTATCGGTACTGATGGTGAATGTAGAGTTGAAAGTATTGGAGCAGGCGGTTATAATATTCAACGTTATCACATCAGAGTTTTGGTACATTAAACCTACCATTACTATGGGTCGTATATATGGGTCGCGAAAGCGGCCTTTTCCATTACTAATTGTGTTACGCATACGCAAGAAAATGTGACATCCATCACAAATTCGTTTTTAAGCTAGCTTATGGAATGATGCCTTTAATAGTTTTAATAGTTTTTTGCTTTTTTATAAACTTATTCTTATGTATATATACGTATATATAGCAAACTATTAAAACTATTATTACGGTATTATATACCGATAAAACTATTAAAAAACTATTAAAAAACTATTAAAACTATTAATTCTGCGTCATGACTCAAGCAGATAATCACGAAAGTTTTTTACACATAATTAATAAAACCGCGCGTCTTATCCGATATTTACTCTTTCATGTTTATGCTATATAATAATAATGAGTATGGGTAGACCAAGTAAGTTAAATGAAGAATTAATAGAACTAATGGCAAGTAAATTGCGTAAAGGATTACCAATTACTTCTGCTTGCGATTTGCTTGGAATTACAACTATGAGTCATTCTAATTGGATGAGTCAAGGTGAGTCTGATTATGTAGCTGATATTGACTCTTTATATTCGTCATACTTTTACACCATTAAAAAATCACGTGCTGAATTTGAAGAAGCTGCGTTAGAAGATATTGGTAGTGGTCGTCCTGGTTGGCAAGGTAAAGCTTGGGTATTAGAACGTACTAATCAGAAATATATGCCTAAACAAGAATTTGTAGCTGAAGAAGGTAAGGTACAAGTTGTATTAGGTGGTAAAATTAAGGATATAAAACGTAATGACACAGATAAGTGATACAGAGCTAACGCTTACTGATTTTCAAGATATTTGGTTTACTAATTGTGATGCGAGATATAAAGCACTTAAAGGTGCTCGTGAGACTGGTAAAACATATAATTTTGCTGCTTTAGAGGTAATATTTAAAATTTTATCTGATGAACGACGCAACATTATGATGATACGTCAGCATGATAAAGATAATGCTAATTCAAATTACACTATTATTAAAAGTGTCTGTAATAAACTCGGAATTAAGCATTTATTTAAATTTACTAAATCACCATTGCAGATAGAGCGTAAAGATACAGGTCAAGTAATATTATTCAGCGGTATGAATGACGTAGAAAATATCACATCCACTAGTGTCGTAACTGGTTATTGGACTGATATATATTTTGAAGAAGCTAGTCAGTTAGAAAGTTATGATGATTTTCGTGTTGTAGATGGCTCTCTCAGACTTCCAAATACACCTGATACAGATGGATTATTCTGCCAAATCACATTTCTATTTAATGCGTGGGATGTTGGTCATTGGCTATACGATGTATTTTTTAAAGGCAATTTAGAAGATGACATCCAGACACTTGAAAATGAGCGTTATATGTACAAATATATTAAAGATTTTAATTTAGGTTATGGGTATGGTCTGGCATTGCATATAAGCTCATTTAGGTGTAATACTTACAGACGTCCTGAGAAGGATGAGTCCATGCTAATTTTAAAGAATAATGCGTATGATATTTATAAGGTTGAAGGTTTAGGTTGTTGGGGTCATATTGGCGATGCGACATATCCATATTTTAATGACTCACTTATTATTCCACACAATAGAGCGATGAATTTTACGTATAGTAGGTTTTATATTGGTATAGATATTGGTGGTACTAATGGTGAGAATAAGGTATTGAAAGAAAATTATAGAAGTGCAATGACAATGGAATTGACAGGATTAACTGCCGATAATAGTACATTAGTATCAATAAATGAGTATTTTTATACAAACGAAGGCAAAAATGTGCATAAGGATGGACCTGAAATTGCTGATGATATGATACAAAAATTAATAGAATGGCGAGAATTATATCCATTTATGAGGTCACAGATGATTATATGTTATGTTGAATCTGCTGACCCTGGTGATTTTCAAGGTTTATTACGTATAAAAGCTCAGCAAAGAGGATTAATCAATATAAGATTTGTTAATTCAACTAAAAATAAAATTCAATCCAGAGTTGACTTTGATAATTTATTAATGGCATTTTCTGAACACTTATTTACTGATATGTGTTATAATTTAATACGAGAAATAAAAGCATCTAAAAAGGATGAGGAAGGCCATTGCCGAGCAGATGGTAACGACCATGCATTAAATGGCTCCGAATATTCGTGGATACCGATGCTTCCGTATATAAAACGATATAAGGAGTTTAAAGAGAGATGACAATTACTGAGTGGATTAAAAAGAAAATAATGAAATTCTTAGGTTTGGATAAATTACCTGAAAATCCAAACAATGACCGATTATTATTCATTAATGATACAGAGAATATAAAAAGTGAAGAAGTTATTGCTAATAAAATTTGGTATTTAGGTAACGGTGATGATTTATTGGCATTTTATACTGGCGAGAATGTTAGTGGATTTAATAAAGAACCTATTTATGATCGTAATAAACGTAACTATTTCTGGGGTAAAAGCAGCCAAGAGTGTAATATTAAAAGAGTCCATTCTGGTATTCCTCATGCGATTATACAAACTATTACCAATATTGTGGATATGCCAAAAATCACAATAGCTGATAAACAAGAAGTATGGGATGCAATTGCTGAAGAGAATGATTTTACCAATAAATTAACACAACAAGCTAGACCACTAACGTTAGCAGAAGGCTGGGGTGGTTGGAAACCGAATTTTAATAAGGATTTATGTAAGCATCCGATTTGGGAATTTTATGAAGGTCTAGATGTTGAATATATTTATAAATGCGGTTTATTAATTGGTATGTTATTTAAATCGTATTATAAGAAAAATAACGATAATTACGTATTAATTGAACAACGTTATAAAGCAGATGGAAATAGCTACATTGAATATAATTTATTTAAATTAGCGAAAAATAATGAAATTTTAGAAGCAAATTTGGATGATATTCCTGAATTAGCTGATATTCCAAGAGAAAAACAAGTTGTAGAAGGCTTAGATATGATTTTGGCTGTTCCAAGCAGATATTTCTATGACCCATTAAATCCGAAATATGGTAAGAGTATTTATGCTGGTAAATTAGATTTATTTGATATGTTAGATGAAATTTGGTCACAAGCCTCTCAAACTAACCGTGTATCTACACCAATTACATGGATTAATCCGGATGTGATGCAAAGAGGACCAAATGGTGCGATTGGTTACGAAAATTTATATAACAGACAGATTATGATGAAGGAAGGAATTCCTGATGGTGAGGGTCATGTCAATCAAGATATTGTAACTGAACAACCAGATTTAAATTTTGATAAATATGGTAATTTAAGTAAAGATGTCATGGATTATATTTTTACTGGTGTATTATCACCAGCGACATTAGGTATTGATGTGGCTAAAAAAGATAATGCAATGGCTCAAAGAGAGAAAGAAAAAGTGTCTATTATGACCCGTAATAATATTATGAATGGTGAAGAAAGAATGATTAAACAAATTGTTACTTTATCATTAATGTTACAAGAATATATGGACACTGGAATAATTACATTAATGGACTATGATATTAATGTTAAATATTGTGAATTTGCAAATCCAGCTACAGAGACAATGTTACCAATTTTAGGTAATGCTTGGTCACAAGGACAAATGAGTACAGAAAGATTTGTAAAGATGATGTGGCCAGATGATAGCGATGAAGAACGTGAAAAAGAAATTGCATGGTTAGAAGAGAATAGACAAAAAGATGATTTTGATTTAAATAGTATGTTAGGTGGTAATAATGAACAAGGAACTAACGAAGCTATGGTACCAACAGGAGAAGATGAAGAACCAACTGTTGAACCAGAAGAACCAATATCTGACGATAATTTATAGTGATATATTACAGCATAAACCTGTAAGAGATATTCATAAAGATTTATTTAAAGCGACTGTAAATCCGAATAAAGTGCTTTTAGCATATATGGTTAAACTCACAAATAGAGTTAAAAAATTAGATAAAGGTGCAGGTCAGTATTATGGTACAGGTGGTTTGGACGTATTAGCAGTGGCAATTTTGCAAATGTACAATAAAAAAGCTGTTAATTATGAAGCCAGTAAAATTGTACATTATGAAGTAAGAAGATATGAAAGCGATCGTAAGATTGAGATATTAGATAATGCTTGGAAAGAAAACCGTATGAACGGTAAGATATTCTATGTTGCAAGTAGTCATAAAGACTCAGCTAAAGACCACGCTCCTTGGCAAGGTAAGATTTATGTTGATAGATATTGGCATAATTATGACACTGATGGTAAATTAGGTGAATATATTAGAGAGAATGGAATTAAAACGGTACAATGGGTGACAGGTGCACCAGTGTGGTTTATTACTAGACCGAATTGTAGACACTATTTCACAAATTATAGTATTGATGAGATTTTAGAAGGTAAATTTAAAATTCCGCATAGAAAAATTGGTGATAAAAGATTGCAGACTCCAAAAGATGCAAATTTACAATATTATGAAGATAGGTTACGTTTGTTGCAAAGTCTATATAAAAAGCATCCTACAGACCTTCTGAGACGCCAAATAGAAAAAACTAAATTATTAATTGCAAAATGGAAAAAAGTGTTCTAAAATGTCCGTTTGTAATTTATAATAAAAATGACTCGGAGGAGGAAAACTCAATTTTATGATTGAAATGCCGGAAAATAATGTTACTCCAACGGCTGGAGTAGAAGAACAACCAGAAGTAACTGAGCCTCAGATGACCGAAACGCCATCAACTGTGGATAATTCAGTCACTTCTGAAAGACGCTATACTAAAGAAGAAGTAATTAACATGATGAAAAAAAGAGTAATGCGCTCACATGGTGCTTTCTTCAAAAGGTATGGTGTTGAAAATTTACAAGGACTAGATGATTTATTTGAAAAAAGTAAACAATTTGGTTCAATGAATGACGAATTTGGAAAAATTCAATTAAGAAATTCTGAATTAATGCGTGAAAATGCATTTTTAAGGAATAATATTAATCCAGATAAATATGATGATATTATTGCATATTTTAAAGGAAATAATTTAGATTTTTCTGAAGAAGAGTTGTTAAAAGCACTTCCTACACATAGTGAATGGTTAAAGCAAGCAGCGCCAGCAACGACAATTAGGTCTTTGGGTTCTGAAGCTCATACATTACCTAAAGCTAATGAAGCTGATATCGCAGGTAAGTTGCTAGGCGTTAAATTTTAAATAAAGGAGACACAATAATGTCAGTAGAAGAATTATTACAAATGCTCCAAGAAAAGGGTCTTGACGATGACACAATTAAAGGTCTCTTAAAAGATGCTTTGGATGCATTAGGTCATGATTTTGAAGAACATGACGAAGAAATGGCAGCTGAAGATAAAGACGCCAAAGCTGCTGGTGAATTATTAGGCGTTGATTTATAAGGAGATTAAAAGATGAATAGTTTTGAGCTTATTGAAAAATATTTACCAAAAGCAATTGATAAATATTTCTTTGAGGATGCTAAGACAGCAATCCTTGAACAAGGAAGCAAATTTATTGATGTTAAATTTGACCAAACTGGTTACGTCAAAATTGCTTCATTCTTAATGGACGGTCTTTCAGATTATTACCAAACACAAGTTGGTTCTGAAGGTTATTTAAGTCCAAGCCAAGCCAGACCAAGCGACCCAGCGAATTATGCTGCATATGCTGGTAATTTAGGTTCTGGTGAAAGAGACGGTTTCCGTTTAGGTAACGTTTCACTTCAATGGGAAATCTTCAGACTCCAATGGGTCAGAGGTAAACAATTCCGTATTGACTATATCAGTGATGAAGAAACAGCTGGTATTGTTATCGGTAATGCTGTTGAAGAATTTAACAGAACAAAAGTTATTCCTGAAGTTGATGTTTGCAGATTTGGCGTTATCGCCGACAAAGCAAGCGTGTCTTTAGGCAATATGCACGTTGAAACAATCAGTGCGAACCAAATCATTGGTAAATTCAATGCTGCATTTGAATGGTTAAGTGAACATGAAGTTCCAGAAGAAGAACAAGTTATTTTCGTTAATCCATCCGTTATGACATTAATCCGTAACACCAGTGAATTAACAAAATTCTTAACCCAAGGCGACTATCGTTCACCAGCTGGTTTAGATTTCACAGTTGAAAAATATGCTGGTAGACCAATTATTATGGTTCCAAGCAACCGTTTCTTCACAAACCCATTATTAACACAAAATGGTTATCGTGCACAAGACGGTTCTGCCGTTATTAACTATATGATTGTTTCCACCAAAGCCGTTGTCCCAATCAGAAAACTTGAATGGAATAAAATCTATGGTCCAGAACAATCTGGTTTAGCTGGCTTCCATGGTTACTTAATCAACTACTTACTCTACCATGGTGTGGTTGTTCCAAGAAACAAAATTGTTGGCACATACGTTTCCGTCAGTGAAGCTGCTGCAAGCACAAAAGTTAATACATTAGCTGTTGATACAAGACCAGGTGCTGCACAATATGCTTGGAAGCTTGTTAACTTCTATACATCTCCAGCCGGTTTAAGAGGCAGAGTCGTGTATATTGAAGAAAACGATGCCGGTTCAGGTTATGAAAAAGACGGCTTCACATTAGGTGCGACATTAACCGGTACTGCTGGTACAGATTATAAGTTCGCGGCTTTAAATGCTGATGTTACTGAAGCTGCTGGTTCAGTTAAAGCATTCTTCGCTTTAGTTGATGATAGCGACACAATCATTGCTACAAGCGGTGCCACTGCTGTTTCATTAGCACAACACGCCTAATTAATATAGCGGCCGATTAAGGGCTCTCGTAAGAGGGCTCTTTTTTATTAACATTGTGAATTTTTTATTGTATAATATTATTAGAGGTATACTTAATAAAGAAAGGCTTATAATTATGGGTTTTAAAAATATGAAAAGAGATGACCACGGTCACGTTATTAGTAACGATGAAGTAGATGGTCAAAAATGTCAACATCAAGGTGGCGGAAGTAAAAAATTTAATTATAAAGATGATGCAGAACATAGAGCAGCATATAAAAAATATTTAGAAGATAGAGGGCTAGAACACGATACTAAAAACTATTCCGATTTTATGGAATGGGCAGAAAAAACAAATTATGGTGAATCAGATAAAGATGGTTTGGACGCATTTGATGATGATTATGAAGAAGAATTTAAAGAATATGATAATCAATCCGATAAAATCAAAGGTGATAAAGCTACATTAAGTAAAGACCAAGAAGAGATGATTGATAGATGGGCTAAAGAATTTAATATTAACCCAGAAGAAGTTAGAAAAAGAATTTCTGATAGAGTGAATATTAATGAATATTCTTTAAAAGATGCTTTTAATGAAACAATGGATGAAGTTAGAAGTGGTAAATTTAAAGAGTGGTTAGATGAAATGAATGGCTATAAAGGTAAAATCGGTGGCGATAACGGTGACTCACCTGCAGTAGCTGAAGCAAGAGAGCGTTATAAACGTGGTGAAATTAGTAAAGGTGAATTAGATGATGTTGCTATTGCTGAATTTGAAGCAAAAAGACAAGGTGGACAAGAACAACCAAAGAAAAAAGAAATGAAATATTCAGCAATTGATGAATTTGATGAAGATGAAATGGATTATGTTAGAGCGCAAGCTGAAAAAACTGGTGTAAAACTTGAAGAAATGCCAGACGGAAAAGTCAAATTCAGTGGTACACCAAGTCAATTAAAAGAATTCCATAAAAAATTCTATCGTGGTGAAAAATTTAATATTGATAATTTTGATTTAGAAGAAGAGTCATTACATGATTATCTTGATGAAAAATTTGCTGGAAAATCACCTAAAGATTTATCAAAATATGAAGTAATGGATGCAATTAGAGATAAAACTCATAAATTTTATGGTTATTCTAAATTAGAAAATCTTGCTGATAGTTGGTTAAATAAATCAAATAAACCAAAGCAAAAATATAAAGTTAAAAATGGTTTATATTATCCAGTAGATGTGGATGGTAATATTTCTAATGATAATAAATTTCCAGATTTAAAATCACTTAAAGATGCTTACGGTGAAGACGTAGAAGAAGAAAAGGATTAATTTATGTTACAAACGAAATATATCTCACTAGATGAATTTAATGAATACTTCGGTATTGATTTACGTGAAGAATTTGGCACTGAAGCTAAAGCTTTAGCATTCTTAAAACGTATTGAAGATCGTTTGGAAACATTCGTGGATAGTAATTTTAATGCTAATATTAACAGACGCTATCCTTGTTTCACAGATTATCAAAAATATCACTATAAACATGCATTATTAGAACAAGCGATTTATATTTTTAGAAACGGTGACATTTCTGTGGATAGTGGTTACGATCCCGAAAAAGGTGAAATTGCACGTACTGAACGTTATGCTATTGCGCCTAATTGTAAAGCAGAATTAAGATTGTGCGGTATTTGGAACAGAAATATTCCTAATATGTCACCATTTTGGGCAATTTTATAATAGGAAAAGTGATTATGATAGATATTTATCACTCCAGACGTACAAAATATGAAAAAGTGCCGTATTATTTACAAGCACCAGACAGAGATTTAGAAAAATGGGTCTTACTTAATAGACCCTCTGGTTATATTTATTGCCAGCCCGTGGACTCACGTTCGTTACAAGCCAATCTGATTAATAATGCTATGATGTTGGATAAAGACTCGGTCGTTTTATTAACTAGCGATGAATGCGATGGATTAAACAGAGGTTCAGTTTTATTGTATAGAGGCCACCCGTTTATTGTGGATAATGTAAGAAAAGAATTACATTTAAAAGAATCGGAATTTGGCCACGATCACTATGAAACATATATTTATGTGAGGAGATAAATAAGATGCCAAGCTATTACCTGGAAAAATTATATAATTTGGTAGATGAAAATCTTTATTTATCATGTCCGGTATTATCCGGTAATATGCGCCATCACATTGATGTAAATACTGTTTTAAAAGGTGATGAAGAAGTTGAAATTGTTATTAGTGCGCCATTTTATGATTTAAAAGAATGGGAAAAAAACCATCGTATTAAATTTACCGGTAAAATTATTGACGGTAAGCACGACTATGCATATTGGGTAAACGCTTTAGGCGCATTCGCGAAAGGAGGTAGGGATGTTAACTGGGTACATAGAGCGATTTATGATGCAGTATGTACGTTCGCATCAGAGATTGGTGCCGAGGTTATTAACGAACTCCCGTTAGGTTAATATGAATTACGATTTTGAAAGTCATTTATTTAATAAATTAACAGCTGCCGCTGTAGAATTAGGTTATGATGATATTACTATTTATGTATCGGAAGAACAGAATTTTGCCAAAATGGATAAATTTACACCCGATACAATTTATGTGGTTATTAGATATTTAAGTAGCAGCATTGAATATTATGCAGAGACGATGCCAATACAATTATTGGTTTTATCAGAACAGAATAGTTTAGAAAAGGCACAAACGATTTTAGGTAAATTTGCTAATGAAAATAACTGGGCCGTAATTACAGAAGGTGGCACATATATTAAGCAGCAATATAATAGTCCCGTAGTTTTAAATAATTATGTAGAGGTTGCATACGGTTATCGTAGTGTATTATATGTAACTGGTACATTATATATAATGGAAAATGTCGTGGATGTAACAGACGTCACGATTGATAATGAAGAATTAAAACCATTATCGTTTAATATTTCCTATAGTATGTCTACGAATACACAACAATTACCGACAGAAGAAATTGCCAGTTCATTAAAAACTGTTAGTACATTTGCTATTACTATGACTTTACCAATG